GAAGCAGCAGCATGGTCGGCAGCACGTCAACGCAACGCCATCGGCGCACTCAACGAGTTCGTCGAATGGAAAGAGTTTGACGCCGACCCCTCCAAACTCCAGCTGGTAGAGGCGCGTCAGTACCAGGCCCTAGAGCTGGCGCGTCTCGCCAACATCCCGCCCTACCTTGTCGGAGCACCCACCGGCACGGGAATGACCTACCAAAACGCGCTCCAAGCCCGCCAGGACCTCTACCTATTCGGCGCCAAGCCCTACCTCGACTGTATTCAAGAAACGCTGTCGGGGAACAACGTGCTCCCCGCCGGTAAGCACGTCGAGTTTGACCTTGACGACTATCTCGGCGACAACGACCTCGTCGAATCCCCGCTCGTCACCACACCCACATCCGACCGGATGTACGAGGACTCCAATGACTGAACAGAAACTCACACTCACATCGGGCACTTTCACGATCGACGCCGCTCGAACCGCTGCCGAGCCGTCGCGGTCCATTACCGGACTCGCCGTACCGTGGAATGTCGCCACCGTTGACTCGCTCGGCACCAAAGTCATGTTCATGCCGGGATCGTTGCCCGAGGACGGCCGCCCGCCGCGTCTGCTCGAGTCGCATGACCCGACCAAGGTTCGTGGCCTGGTCACCGAGCGAGTCAACACTTCCGAGGGCATGATGTTCACCGCGAAGCTCGCCGAAACGGCAGCTGCGAACGACACGATGGCGCTGCTACTCATGGGCGCCTACGACAGCGTCAGCGTCGGCGTCGTGCCCACCAAGTTCTCCTTCAACAACGAAGGAACCATGATCGTCGAGGAAGGTCGCTGGACCGAATTGTCGATCGTAGCGGAACCTGCCTTTGAGCAGGCCCGCATTGAAAAGGTCGCCGCCTCGAGCCCCGAGGACGACACGCCCGACGAAGAACAACCAACCACACCAGAGCCCGAGGAGGACTCAATGGACAACCAGACCCCGGTCGAGGCTGCTGCCCCGGCCATCATCCCCACGGTGCCGCTGTACGCGGAACCGCGCCGCGAGTTCAAGATGCCGTCCCCCGGCGAATGGATTGCGGCAGCTGTCGAAGGCGGCAGCCGTTTCGCCGAACTCCAGGCCAAGATCAAGGCCGCCGCACCCGACGTCACCACCGGCGACCTCGATGGCGTCATGCCGACCCCGGTGGTCGGCCCGGTCTACAACAACTTCCGCGGCTTGCGCCCCGTGATCGACGCTGTTGGCTCCCGCGCGATGCCCCAGGGCGGCAAGGTGTTCATCCGGCCCGTCGTGGGCACTCACACGTCGATTGGCACCGTCACCCAGGGCAACACGATCACCGCTGGCACGTTCGTCGTGAACGACGTTCAGGTGACCAAGGCGATCTACGGCGGCTACGTTGAGCTGTCCGAAGCGTCGATCGACTGGTCCAGCCCCGAAGTGCTTGGCGCCCTCGTTGACGACATGGCCCGCATCTATGCCAATCAGACCGACGACGTCGCAGCCGACGCACTCGTGTCCGGTGCGACCAACACCAACAACTTCACCGGCGCCAGCGGCGCAGACCCGGCCTACTGGGTCGAGTGGATTTACGAGGCCGCCTCGGACATCCTCACCGCGTCCAACGGCAACCTGCCCACCCACCTGTTCGTTTCGCCGAACATTTGGAAGCAGCTCGGCTCGCTGGCCGACACCGCCGACCGCCCGCTGTTCCCGCAGGTCGGCCCGATGAACGCCTACGGCACCATGACCCCCGGAACCGCAGACGCCACCGCGTTCGGCCTCCGCGTCGTCGTGGACCGCAACTTTGCCCTCAACACCCTCATCATCGGCAACGCCGACGGCTTTGAGTGTTGGGAACAGCAGAAGGGCGTCGTCAGCATCGAAAACCCGAGCCTGCTCGCTCGCACGATCGCTTTCCGCGGCTACTTCGCCCCGGTCATGGTCGACGCAAGCAAGTTCATCAAGGCCGCTTTCGTCTGACCTGAATTGAGGACTTGAATCATGGCGACGTTCAACATTTCCCACCGCATGCGGCTGGATGACGTCGTCGTGATTCAGACCCTCACGGAGACCGACATAGCTGTCGGGCAGTCGATCACCGTGGCAGGGCTGGGGAACGGGATGGACGGCACCTTCGTCGTCATCGCCGTTCCCCAGTTCCTATTCACGGGAGTGTCCTACCAAGGCGACCTCACGTTCAACACGGACGTCGTGATTCCGAACCAGTTGGCCTACATCGACGCGGGCGACACCGTCGAACGCGACGCAGCCGACCCGTTCGGAACACTCACTTGGTCGATCACCTGTACCTGGACCACATCGGCCAACGTCGAACAGTTCCTCGGAATTGCGACAGGCACCGCCAACGACACCGCCTACATCGCCACCTGCGTCGCCGCCGCGAACGCCTGGGCGTTCCGTAAGCGCGTCGAGGCCGGCTACACCGACTCGGCCACCACCAGCCCATCCAGCGACGTCACCCTCGGCACCACGCTCTACGCGGCCGCCTTGTACCGAGAACGCGGCTCCATCGACTCATTCCAAACCTTTGAGGTCATGACGCCGTCCACCACCGGCTTCAACATGGGCCGAATCCACCAGCTGCTCGGCATCAACAGGAGCCAGGTGGCTTGAAGTGGCTGCGACAGGCATCTTCGCGGAAGCGCGCACAGCGATCATCAACCGCATCACATCCCTCGGCCTGGTACCCGTCACCGACCCGAGAAACGCTCGGCCACTCACCGTATTCGTCGAGCTCCCAACCTTCACGAGTTTCACCTACAACGTGGGCGATCTCACCTTCACCCTTCGGGTCCTGGCAGCCCCACCCGGCAACCAAGACTCAGCCGACTGGCTCTTGACCACCATTGACACTCTCATGGCAGATCAAGGGCTGGCCGTCACCAGCGGCCAACCGTCGCTGGCCATCATCGGAAGCCAGGAACTCCCGGCCTACGACCTCACCGTCCGCATCGCCTCCAGGCGAAACTAACAAAGGAGCCACATGGCCACCACAACCTTCCTGTCGAACGCAACCGTCGCCATCGGCGCCGTCGACGTATCCGACCAAGTCCAGTCCGTCACCCTCACCGTCGGCTTCGACCAGCTCGAGACAACCGCAATGGGTTCCAACGGCCGCAGCTACACCAAGGGCCTCCAGTCCGTCGACGTGACCCTCACCATGTTCAACAGCTACGGCGCTTCGGAGATTGAGGCGACCCTGTTCGACGTGTGCGGCGACGACGCGGTCACCCTGACCATCTCGCCGTCGGGCACCACCGAATCGGCCACGAACCCCGAATACACGATCACCGGCGCGTTCCTCTCGAACTTCACGCCAGTCGTGTCCAGCGTCGGGGAGCTGTCGATGGTCAACGTGACCTTCACCGGCGGCACCTGGGCCCGCGACATCGTCACCCCGTAATCCAACCCAATTAGGAGCCCGACAATGATTGGAATGGACCTGAAAGTCATTATGGACGACGGCAGCGAACACATCGCACCGATCACCTACGCCGTCGCCTGCGCCTGGGAAGATCACCACCCAGGCAAGGCGGCGGCCTCCATGTTCGACCCAATCCAGTTCAAGCAAATCTGCTACCTCGCCTACGAAGCCCTGCGAAAGTCCAAGATCACCGTCAAGGTGTGGCCGCAGTTCATTGACACCGTGGCAGACGTCCAGTTAGTCCCAAAAGAACGCCAGGACAAGCCCAGTATCACGTCAACCTGATCGCACAGCTCGCCATACGCACCGGCATCAGCCCGGCCGCGCTACTCGAGACGCCGCCAACGATCATTGACGAGATGGTGCGGCTCCTGGTCGAATCAGACCAGCAAAGGAGCGTGAAATGAGCATCGAAGTCCGAGGCCTCAAAGAAGCACTCCGCGACCTCCAAAAGCTCGAGCCCGAGCTGCGCAAAGAGATCAACAAGGACATCCGCAAAACCGTCCGCCCGCTGGTCGACAACATCAACGGCCGCATCCCCGGCGCGCCACCGCTGTCCGGCATGGCCCACAACGGGCGCACCGGCTGGGCCCGCAAAAAGCCCGTGGCCATCAAAATCGACGCTCGAGCACCCCGCAACCGCCCCAACCGGCCCTTCCAGTCAATCGTCAGCGTCGTCCGCGTCGGCACCAAAGACGCCCCAACCGCGATCGTCGACATGGCCGGCAAGGCCGGAGGCGGCAGCTCACGCCGCGCCCCCCAATACAGGCGCCCAAATTTTGCCCGCGCTCTATCCAGCCGCCTTGGCCAACCCTCCCGATTCATGTGGCGCGACATCGAAAACGATCTTGAGCTCATCCAACGCGAACTTGAACCCATCGTCGACCGCGTCGAAGCAGCTCTCAACCGCGACCTGAAAACGAGCTTCTAAT